GTTCCTGCCCTTGGGGACTGATTTTTGGTTCGCCTGGTCCGTGTCCGTAGTGGATGTGTATCCACTCTGATGAGTCCAAAAGGACGAAACGGATGTACCGCTTCTTGTCTCGACCTCGACCTGGACTAGTGATCGAGGGAGGCTCACCTTCACGCCCGCTGAGTAGATGTAGTCGCATACTCCAATGACTTGGGGTCACTGTGTAAACGTACTACAGATCTACGGCCATGTGACTGGCGGGGAGCTGGACCCTCTCACCACTCAGGTAGTGTTGAAGGTCGCGAGGGAGTCAAGGACGCCCGGCATCAGAGTGCTGATTGCACACCACCGGTATCACGACTAGGTGGGCTGGCTACCACTCCAGGCTGGCAGGTAAC